GAGTATCGTCTTTTTATGCGTATATTTGAAAAATTATTTGATGGACGTATACCATTTTGATTAGAGTTGAGATGCGTGGAGAACACAAAAAATTCCGGTTTTTTAAGCCGGAATTTTTTTTTATCTGTTGGTGTCACTATATTTAAAATATGTTTAATTAAAATTATAGAATCATGTATGGAAGAAAAAGAAGATCAAGGAGACGGTACACTAGCCGTCGTGGCTACCGTTCTTTTATTGGCAGTGGTCGCCGTAGTAATCGCCGTCGGCGTTCTCGGCGCCTTGGTTCAAGTTATTCAGTCAGTCGTGGTGGAATAAGACTATAAAAATATGGCTACATGCATCTCACCTCTTCGTTTGAAAAGAGAAGGCCAACTTGTAGATGTACCTTGCGGTCGCTGTGGTTTTTGCCTCCAAAACCGCAGAAAAGAATGGTCTTTTAGATTACAAAAAGAATACCGTGAACATACACTATCAAAATTTATTACTTTGACATATTCAAATGATAATTTGAAATATGTTTTAGATAAGACAAAAAGTCAAAAAGAATATGTTCCTGTACTCGTAAAGTCTGATCTTCAGAAGTTTATGAAACGACTTCGTAAAAAGCAATCAAAAATTACAGATCAGAAATTAAAATATTATGCAGTAGGTGAGTATGGAACAAAAACCAAAAGGCCACATTATCATGCAATAATATTCGGTATTCATCCTAAAATTGTAGATAAAATACAGGAAGCATGGTCTATTTATCGTGACAAGCAATTTTATCCAATTGGACATGTAGATATCGGAGACGTTAATAATAATAGTATTGACTATGTCACAAAATACGTCATTAACCGCTATGAATTTAAAGGTTACGTTGCAGAACCCTTTACCTTAATTTCTAACGGAATAGGTGAGGCTCATTTAAAAAAAAACTTTAATAAGTATTACTCTTCCGAAACTGTTAGATCTGAACGTGGATATATACAAAAAATCCCGCGTTATTATAGAGATAAACTCAATCAAAATAAATACTCACATGAATTTAGAAAGCAAAAATTTCAGGAATTGGTTGAAAAACGAAAGGCCGAAGAGCTGGAGAGACTTAGTAAAACATACTCTAATCCAGAGAAGTACGACGAACAACGAAAAATGGCAGCTAACGATAAAATTTCCCGGAATGCAAAAAATAACGAAAAAATTTAATTCAGAGGAACAAGCAGCAAAAGATAGATTTATAGTATGCCAACAAATATATTCTCATTTCTGTTTGTTGCAAATATTAGGTGAAATACAAAAAAAACAAGAAAAATCAATACAAAATAAATTGTTTTATTAATTAAATCCAATCCTATGTTTAATTCAATTAAAAGTTTAAGGCCAAAGCGTTCAAATTTTGATTTGTCACACGAAGTTAAACTCTCGTTTAATATGGGAAGATTAATTCCTGTTTTGTGTGATGAAATTATTCCCGGTGACCGGTTTCAAGTCAAAAGTGAAGTGATGATAAGACTTGCTCCACTATTGGCACCAATGATGCATCGTGTAGATGTTTATATGCATTATTTTTTTGTGCCAAACCGAATAATTTGGAATGAATTTGAAGATTTCATCACCGGAGGACCCGAAGGAACCCTTGAACCGATTCACCCTTTTATATCTGCAACTGACCTACAGAGCGCAGGACTTCATGGTAACGGTCAACTTGCGGATTACCTTGGCATACCTCCTCTTTCTGCACCTCCTTCTCAGTCAATCAATTACAATGCATTACCCTTTAGAGCATATCAAGAAATTTATAACGAATACTATAGAGATCAAAACGTCCAGCCACCTGTTAACTATTCTAAAACATCCGGAGATTCTGTTGGAGACGCCAACGAATTCAGACTTAGAAACAGATGTTGGGAAAAAGATTACTTTACCAGTGCCTTACCCTTTGCACAAAGGGGTGCGCCCGTAAGCGTTCCAGCTACTGTAAATTATTCTGATCCAAATTTATTATTTGTTCAAGGTGATCCAGCTTCAGCAGGCAGACTTGAATATTCTGATACAACTAATCCGAGGCAACTTGAGAACAATTCTGGTCAAAAAGTTTTACTAGAAAATATTGAAGATGTAGGAATTGATATTAATGATCTTAGAACTTCAAATGCTCTTCAAAAATGGCTTGAAATGGCTGCTCGCGGCGGTTCAAGGTATATAGAACAAATCAGAAATTTCTTTGGAGTTAGCTCATCCGATGCTCGTCTACAGCGTCCCGAATATTTAGGAGGTGGAAAACAAAATGTTGTTATATCTGAAGTTCTTCAGACTTCTGAAACCACAACAGGTACACCACTTGGTGAAATGGCAGGACACGGAGTATCAGTTGGCCAAAGTAATCAGTTTAGAAAGTCATTTGAAGAACATGGTATTATCATGGGTATAATGTCAGTATTACCACGTACTGCCTATCAAAATGGAGTTGAACGTATGTGGTCACGTGCTGATAAATTTGATTACTTTTGGCCCCAATTTGCACATATTGGTGAACAAGAAATATTAAATCAAGAAATATATTATGATGGTGTAGCTACCACAAATGCTGATACATTTGGATATCAAGCACGTTACGCCGAGTATAAACACAAACAAAGCAGAGTTGCAGGTGACTTTAGAGATACCTTAAATTTTTATCATATGGGTAGAATATTTTCAACTACCCCAAATTTAAGCTCAGCATTTGTATCAGCAGTACCGACTCATAGGACTTTTGCAAATACAAATCCTGATGATCATAAACTCTGGTCACATGTTTATCATAATGTTAGAGCATTAAGACCTATGCCATATTATGGCACACCTAAACTTGTACCGTAAAACTACAAAGCGGGTTTTAAATCCTAGCGATAGCGGATTTCAAACCCGCAACCCTATCTCTATACACAAATCACGAAACACAAATTCATTAATTATGAAAAGTTCTAAGTTTCTCAGTACAATCACTTACGATTATAAGAAGCATACGAATCCAGAAAAGGATTTCGGCGAATCGCAAACAGTTCAGGGCGATAGCTATACCGTTCGCCAGTTGTTTGAACGTCATATGGCTGGTTCGCTCCCCAATCTTGCGAACGAAGCGTATTATATGGAAGAACAAGATTTTAACAGTATTGACTTTGACAAGCTCAAACACGCTGATATTTACGATAAGGCCCAGTTGCTTCAGGAGGTAGAAGAAAAGGCTCGTAGAACCAGAAAAGCCATAGAAGAGTATCAGAAACGTGAGGAAGAAAAGGCTAAAGGAGAAAATTCTAAGGAGAACGCTACCACGAACTCCGAGCGATCAGAGGACAAGCAAAGCGCGGACGACGAAAGCAAAGAAGTTCAAGGAAGCGGAAAATCTTAGAATATTTATATTGCGCTATAGTATTGACTTGATAATACTATAGCGCAATGACACCCTCCCGGGTGTATATATAGTTAAAACACAAAAATTCAACTTATGGGAAAATTTGATATTGCTTCAGCCTTAAGTTCTGGTCTTTCCGGTGCTGGTCAGTTTTTGAACAGTCTTTTTAATAGTAGGCAACAACGCAAGTTACAGAGACAGGAATTTAGAGACGCGAAGGAAATGGCAAAATATGCCTTTAATCAAGATATAGATATGTGGAACAGGCAAGCCGCGTTTAATAAAGAGATGTGGCACATGCAGAATACTTTCAATCTTCCTGAAAATCAAATGAAAAGACTTAGGGAAGCCGGTTTGAATCCTAATCTTGTTGCAACATCAGGTGCTAGTGGTGGCTCAGCTGGAAGCGTAGCAACTCCATCACAAGCAAAGTATCAGCAGGTCAGGCCATCATATGATCATCGCCAGATTTCTTTGCCCAATGTAGTCGGCTTGTATCAGTCGGTTGCGAAAACTAAAGCTGATACTGATCTCATAAAAGAAAAAGTAAGCACAGAGGCTACAGAGCGCGCTTTAAAATCTGCAAATTTAGTTGGAAAAGGATACGCTAATCAGATGGCTAAGGATTTAGCAAAATATTCACAACAGATAGCTAAATTTAAGATGAAAAATGAAGCTTCGCGATTCTTTGAAAGTCAGGCAAGGCAAAATAATTTGAGCAGAGATTTTGATATTAAAACTTTAGAGCGTGAAAAACGAAAAATGGACTTAGATTTGTATAGAGATACTGGTATCCGTCCACAGGATAGGATTGAGTATCGTCTTTTTATGCGTATATTTGAAAAATTATTTGATGGACGTATACCATTTTGATTAGAGTTGAGATGCGTGGAGAACACAAAAAATTCCGGTTTTTTAAGCCGGAATTTT